CCAATAGCCACATCAGCTACTTTTTGTGCTAGGTTAGGTTTTGGCTCGTTATAGCCCTCCACCACGTAACCTTGGTTAAGAAACTCGTCAAGTATTTCTACTCTATTCACTGACGGATTGGAGTCGAAAATTGTTTTTAACTGACTTTTTGTAACGTATTTTTTAGGTTGCATAAATTTAGAATGAATTTACAAAGGCATCTTTAGGAATATAAGAGCCTGTTGAGTTGTTAAGAGTATTTTCAAAGGTGCTGACTATATTAGAGACGGCGGAGGTACTACTGGTTTTGTTAGCTATAGCTTTCTCCATTTTTTCTTTTATTATTCTCAAATCATCAGCAAAAGTATTTTCACTACCACTGAATCCAGTCACATTTCCATCTTTATCTTTGATAATTTTTGAAGAGATATTACTAGCTGAATTTGCCAATGTACTCAATTCAGATTCAGATAATGCCCCAAATGTTATACCCTTGGATTTTGCTTCAGCCAATGCTTGTAATGTTTGATTAGAAACTAGGTTTTTTGCTACTGCTAACATATCTTGCTTACCTGTATTTAGTCCATCTGGAATTATTCCCCAGCCACCTTGAACCATTCCAACTATGGATCCGTAATTATTGTTTTGCAGTAGTTTATTAACATTCTTAATCTGCTCTTGTATAGCTTGTATAGAAGCATCATCGGCTCCATATACACGCTTACCACCTTGTTCTGCGATTAGTCTTGCCAGTTCATTTTTAATAGGTAAGGAATCATTTGAAGATCCAATTTTGGTATATATATCTTCAAGTGACATAGCCCCAGCGTTATATTGTGCCAACCAACTTTTAGCTGTTGCGGTATTTGGATTTGTAGCTGAAGTTCCCACCGCATTGGTCATACCTGTTATTTGAGCCAAAAACTTTGAGGCGCCACTCACATAAGAAGGTACATCGTATTTCACACCCCTACTATTCACCCCTACTCTATTCTGCCAATTATTAGCTGCACCTGGACCACCATTCCACATGGCAAAGATTTGAGCATTCGTCTTACCTTCTGCTTTCCATTTTGCGATCTGCCACTCTGTCACTTTATCCTCTACATCTAAACTAAAAGGAAGTGGAGAGTTTTTACCATTTACAGCCAAGTTATACGCCTGAGAAGTAGACCTCCAGGTTTCAGGCATATACTGGTATTTGCTTGCCAGTTCACCAGATGCACCAGCAGTGATATTTCTACCACCATTAGTTTCTTTCATCGCAATAGCTTGAGCGAGTTGAGCTGGTGTAGCATCGTATTTCTCCATTGCGCCTACATAATTGCCGTTTACTATTTGTGTTTGAGCATTTGCACTTTGTTGTTTTTTGTATGCATCTTCAAGCGCTTTGTTTTGCCAATAATCCCCTGCCCACTGCCCTAGTGCGATTGCGGCTTCTTGGGGAGTCTTAGCGCTACCTGCACGCTTGAGGGTTGCTTGATCTGCACCTTGTCCTGCTGCTTTGATTATCAAATCTTGCACAGATTTTTCATTATCTTTTGCTGCTTGCAGCGCAGTTAATTTAGCGTTTTGCGCCATTTCTTGAGTCTTTAACAATCTATTTTCAGCTGGAGTAAGATCGAATTGCCTGAGGTTATCCAGATTAGTTTTAGCCGCTTCTATCTCCGCCGTTATTTTTGAATATTTGGCTTCAATCAAACTGTCTGCATAAACTTTTGCTTTATCATAATTAGAGTTAGCTATGGCTGCCTGTTGACCAAGAGAAAGAGATTTGAGTGCATTATCACGCAGTCTCGCTGAAGAAATTGGTGCTACTCCTCCTTCTGTTACTCCACGCCCTGCAAATTCATTTTGTATTTGAATAGGTATAGCCGCTGCTTCATTTCTGAGACCAGTTGCTTGTGCGTTTAGATCGGAGAGTTGACCATAGAGTGCAGTCACTCCAGTATCTTGATATGTTTTATTTATGTCTTCGGTTTTGCCACCTAGGAGTGCCTGAAGATTAGATACTGTACTGGAACCGCTGCGAGCTTTTTCTCTCCAAGCATCTACTTCAGCCTGCTGTAAACTAACTTGATTATTTAAATCATTGGCAACTGAATTTATGCTGGATAGGTACGTATTAGGGTCAACATTTGGATTTGCTAGTGGGACCTGATTTACAGGCTTCATAGCATCCGAGGTGATGGTATACGGAGAAGGTACAGATTGTTGTGTGGCTGATTTTGCAGGACTGCTACCATTTAGGTAATAATTTAGCAGTTGAGTGTTTTGACTAGCTGTTCCTGTATACCCAGAAATACCTGCTTTAGTAGCATCAGCTGCACGCTCACTCACTGTTGGCAGTACTTTACCTTGTGATTTGTAGTATTCATTTAAATTGCTAGGATTCATATTTTTAACAATAGGTGCTGAGTCTATAAAGTAAAGCCAAAGGTACTCAAAACGGAGCGTATTGAGTTGATAGAAGCTCTAGCTGATATATCCACCGCATCAGTTGAGCTAGCACCACCTCCTGTTGGTGCAGAAATTGCTGACTGTCTACTTACAGGCACAACTGCCAGACCAAAAGAATTTGTTTTTACAGAACCAAATGAAGCTTGCCCCTTGAATTCCACATCCTTTACAAATACTTGAGTGCTAGTGAAGTTGTTTCTATAATACGCATCTCGCAAAATATGCAATTCCTTTTGCAACTCCTGTATTTGATTTTGTAAATTATTTATTTGTTCTTGCATATCTATCTTTTATTTGGGTTTAAATGTGACGCAGTTGTCTCATATTCATAGCTAAATTCTGATATGTCTGGTTGTGCACTTGCGATGGCACTATCAGTTATTCCAATTCTAAATTGGAATTCTCTTCCACTTTTTAGTGGCTTACCGTCTGGTTCTGTTTTAATTTCGATAGTCTGGTTAGGTTGCAATTGTCCGGAGAAGACTGGTGTATAAGCACTACCGTCAACAGAATATTCAACCATGTGCTGCCCAGTACCTGATCCTTTAGATGTGGTAATTGAAACCAACTTCAGAGTCTTTTTCTTTGGTCTATCCTCAATCAGCATTTTAGGATTTACTAATGTATCTAAAGTTGCCGCACCATAATAAGCTCCTGCACTCGCATTAGTTCTATTAAATAACCCACTATCAAATCCTACATAGAGATAGTCACCTATAAAATCGAAACCATTCACTGTGGTTGGCTCGGTAGACCCATTTATAGACCTATCTGGAGTCATATACCACTGCCCCTTTCTATTTCTACCAGCTACCCAAATTCTATTTACAGAGACATTTTGCACAGGAAATTTGGCTGTAAAGTACAACTCATTCTTTTGCTTCGCCTTAAATATTTCAAGTTGAGTCGATGCTCCTGTTGGAGCGGAAACAGACTTTACCAATTGAGCTACACCCCCTGCGTATACGTACATTTTTAGCTGTGGCTGTATCGCAAAAGTACTGTTTGAGATAGAAATACCTACTAAATACCCATCTATATTTTCCAAAACACGCAGTTCACCTTCTCCAAAATCTATAATATCTGTTACAGTAGTTAGACTGCTATCTCTGTTCCACAAGAAAACTCTCGATCTACCCCCAGGGTCTCTCGGTGCAGTAGCTATTGCTAGATAATTACCATATTCAGTGAGCGATGTAATCCAGCAATCAGTAGGCAGCACTAACGCCGATGCAGTCCAAGACCCATTGTTATTTCTTGCTACTACATTGCCTGCTGCTACATATAGAATATCATCTGCAGGATGTCTAAAAGGTTTTGGTATAAATACTCTGCCTAGATTTACAGGATTGAATGAAAATGACCCAACTTGTAATAAGCTATTTGTTACTTGATCGTAAGAAAGTAGATATGCATACCCAGTACTTACGTTATACATAAGTGAATGGAGTTTGTTTTTATACACTGCTAGAGTCCCATATCCGATGCTGTGGATTGGTATATTACCGTTTGTATATTCAGTTACAGAATCACCTACTGTATCTGTGGTCTGCCCTAGGAATGCACCAGTGAGGTCAGTTCCATTCTGTCTTGCGAGGAAACTTATCTTTCTAACTCCATTACTTCCTGAGTATAGGACAGCACTACTACCATAGGTTTTAGTACCAGCAAGTGTTTGGGTTGTAGTATTCAGATGCGGCACCAGTTTATTTGGGAAAGATTTGATGTCAAAGTTCTTAGATACTGCAAATGTATCAGTACGTAGCTCTCGCACATCTTCAGCAATTCCACCCTCCCAGTCGTTTATAATTATTCTTGTCATATTAAATTAAGTTATACGACCACCCTGCGCCTGCATAACATCCAGCAACCCAAGCAAATGGGTTATTAACTCCTACAAACCCACCATTTGCTGTATTGTTTACACACCAAAGAACACCACCATTACCATTGTGGAAGTTTGTTACAGGTGTAATTGGATAGGATGTCCCATTATATGCTGTACCAGAACCACCACTGAGAGTTCTAAGTTGCAGACCTATGACACCAATATCATTCTGAATGGGTACAGTAAAAGACAACTTATCTGAGCCTATATTCGTTGTTGAACCAAAGTTAAATCTTACATTTGTATGCACTATTCTTCCGTCTATTAAGTATTTCCCCTCCAAAGAACCATTGCCTAAAGAGAACCCGCCGCTTTGTGCAAATGCTTGTGGGTTATAAGTCAGTTGCCTCGTCTCAAAGACTGGTCTGTTAATAATCACAGAAGTAGCTGGGATGCTCCACTGATTGGTGTTTGAAAGAATTGCATTAAATCTACCAACAACTTCACATTCATCTGTATTAGTTATGGTCGCAAACACATTTACTTGGCATCCTTTTTCATTAGTATTCGACGAATTAAGAGTAGACATTGTACTTGCATAAGGTATTCTTGAAACTGCCATACCAACAGAAACATCAACTGTATCCCACCATAAGTAAACAAATAAATCTACTTCTTGATTTTGTAATTCGACAGAAGATAAGTTTAAAAAGTTAGTTCCAGCATTCATTACAACACTCCTAGCATGGGCTAGTGCTCTAACTGTATTTCCTATCCTTACGTACACAGGGTCATTTGCGCTTGGGTCATTGCCTGCTAGAGTTTTAATCGCCACGGTTAGAGTGCCGCTAGTGACAGAGGTTACAATCTTTCCATTGAGCATGTGACCTTGAGGTACGTTTATTTTTAGGTTACCTTGTACTACACCTGTCACAGTTTTTGTGCCTTGGATAGTCTCATCACCAGTTTTGTGCACCAAGTTTGATTCCGTATCTATCGTGGCTATCGTATTTTTTTCTTTATTAGTTATCATATAAATTCTATTGGTTGTGAAGTTATTACATCTTGGACTTGGTTGCTAATATCTGTGTAGTAGAGTTCAATTTCACGTTGTAATCGCAACATCTCATCTCTATACCCTGTTGCGAGTGACGGTAGATTTATCAAAGAATAAAGGTAGGCAGGTCGTATCCATATATAATCTTGAAAATCGTCAGGTATACCAGGCTCTCTGGTTGTATCGGACACAGTAAAGTAGCTTGGTGCTCGACTTGCGTTTAATTCAATTCCTTCTATTGAATCGTAATCAGGTGTAGGATAAGGAATAATAGTGCTGCCTATGACTTCATAATGGGTTGGTGAGCCACTTTGTCCATCAAATTGAGATACATCAAAGTCACTTCTGTCTATTCTTGTGAGTAGTTGGAAGTCTCCATTTTTATCTTTCATCCTTACTTGGAAAAGATTTAAAATCTTATTTGGAACTGTCTCACCATCGTATGTTGGTGCATAATTAGTTACACCATTCTGGATACTGAAATATATGATAGGTAGTTTTACAGAATTTGAAATATCGAATCCTTTCCATCTACTAAATGCAATTCTCGTAAAATGTGCATAAGCTTGGTTAATATCTCTTACCTTTCTGTGAAGTGAATACGCTGAAGAGTTAGCAACATCACTTTGACTGTGTGTTGCATCTTCTAATAGTTGTACTATCCCCGTGCGATTTGTAGTGTCAGAAAATACCATATTATTTCGGCGTAATGCGCCTATTTCAGTCCCCTGCAAAGCAAGAGACTGTATAGACGGATTAAGCTACTAAAACGTCAAAGAGAACTGGTTTAGCCTTCTCCCAAGCTTTAAACTTAAAGTCAACACGAGAGTTGATTCCAAGGCCTGAGATTTGACCACCACCAACTACTGGGTCTTCAATCTCGTTGATTTGACCGTAAGTAGACTTACAAATACCAAGGTGTAGCATTTGCTTCACACCTGCAAAGACGTGTCCCGCAGTAAGCTTGTTAGACGAGTAGTGTTCCATACCCATATAACGGAAGCCTTGTGAGGTGCCATCTTTGAGTGCATTGTCGTTGACAATATATGCTCCCTGAGCCTGTGCGTATGCTTCAAGCTTCTCAAAGTCAGCTGGTCTCCATACGAAGAAACCGCCATTTCTTTCTAGCTTGTTCTCCCCGCCAGCTTCACGAATCTCGCGCTTCACACCACGTATGATGTCGTCGATGTTAGATTCAGAAACTGTAATATTTCCAGCAGCGCCACCAATTGAAGCGTTGTCGAAGTCTGTATATTCTGCGTGGTTAGCATACATACCAGCTTCAATCGCCTCATTAAGTACAACACCCTGATTATCAGCAAGCTCCATCCAACCAGCAAAGGTTTTCTGAGCGAGGTCAGCACGGTCAATGTACTGCGCTGCGATTTTAAAGGTGTTTATCGCCACAGTATCATCAGTAGTTGTCACCGCCTCAGGCGTATATGCAACACCACGAGTACCAGTGTTAGCTGTTACATCTGTAAGGTAAGGATTGTGCAGCACTTGCACGTCTGTGTATTCAACACGTGCAATACGCTTCCACTTAGTGTCTTCAGAAAGTCTGTCCTGAAGAGATACTTTATATTCATTTTTATAAACAAGTGCCATAAATATTTAACTAATTTTTAGCTTTTTAATGGCAAATGTTCGGGCTTCTTACCCAAAAACGCTAGAAGCTTTTTCCCTCCTAATTCGTTCCCTTACTACTTTAGTCGCAAGGTCACGATCACTAGGTAGTTCACCCTTAGCTATCCAATAATCTACTGAATCTTGAGAAGATTGGGTTGATCTTTTGGAAATATTAGGTGTAGCTCTAGCAGTTCTAGATAGCTCTCTTATTTCATCAAGTTCTGCTTGGAAGTATCTACTAGAGAGTACATCCTCAATGGATTTTCCAGTTTCTCGGATAAAGTCCTTCACTAGTTCCATTTCTTTAGCTTCCTTAACTCCATTAGCTACTAGAAAAGCTTTTTGAGCATAGTCCAAATCATTTGCTCTGCTTGACTTGTAAGATTTGTCGCTTTCAATTCCTAGTTTTTTAGCTAGCCTGTCAGCTTGTCTTGTAAGTCGTGCATATTTAGCTTCATCAGTTTCTTGGTGTCTTTTTTCGTCACCTAAAACTTCTGTTGCTTGAGATTCTTCATTTGTACTTTCAGTACTAACTTCTTCTACTTGTTCGTTGTTGAAGTCAACGTCTTGTGTATCAATAGCCATATTGAGATGTTTTTTATTCAATTTATAGTTGATTGAGAACTGTTACATTTTTAATAGTAGGTGCTGAGTTTCAAATTGCAAGTACTTAAACTGCAGGATTCTCAGCGACTTCTAAATCTTTCTTATCAAGCTGCACTTCCATCATTTCATTGAAAGCAACCTCTAGATAATTCATTGCTTGTGATAATGCCCTAATGTCTTGACCTAATTGTTCATTAGTTAGTTCACCAGTGCGCATTGCTTTAAAAGATAGATTTAGTGCTGGATTCCTAAGTAAATCTACTGACTCACCTTTCCTTAAAGTTCCAGCTCCAAAGATATTGCGGAGCATAACCTTCTTCACAGCTTCCCTCATGGTCTCGTTTTCTCTAAAAGAGATAACTGCTGTTTTTTCAGCATCCGATAAATATTCATTGTTCATATTAAGCTAAATTTAGTTCTTGTTTATTGTTTATAATCTCCTCAGGTGGTTGTAGAGGAGAAGGTATAGGTTGTTCAGTAGGTTTTGTGTTTAGAAGGCCAGAAAAGTCAATTGCTGACATACCAGAATTTTCAAGTAATTCATTTATGGTTTTAGACACAGTCGGTACAGATTTAATCTTTTCAGCATTTGCAAGTATGAAAGTCACTAGATTTGTCAGCTTGTCTGCATCCCTAACCATATCTTTTTGCTTACCTTTCACATTGACCATCACATCAAGTGGTATTTCTTTGAGTTCTCCTGCAACTATCTCAAAGAAACCCCTGTTGCCATTTGCTTTGAAATTGTCTGTATGAAGTTTTATTAGCGACTGACGAGTAGATTCATCTACAAACTCTCCTTTGAGTATTTTATTTTTTATTTCTTCCTCTGCTTTATTTTTTGAGATAATTGTTGCAATCTCTTGCATCTCATCGAGTGTAAGTTCTTCTGAGAATGACTGACCTTTATTCATTTCTTCAACTAGATATTTAAGTATCCAGTCTCTATAAAGCACATCGGCAAAGAATGTCGCCACCTTACCCTGTCGATATTCATGTATTCCTTGGCCTTGTTGTACGACAAGCTGTTGCAAAGCAAATGGTGTACCTGACACAGGATTGGTACCTAATTGCGCATCAGAAGCAGATCCTAGAACTCTAGCATTAGACTCCATCTTAGATTGGAGGTTTGAAAAGGCAGGTAAGTTTTGCAAGTTACCATCAATCCTAGTAATTGGCTTACCTGTTTCGTGCTTAAGTACTGTATTATTTGCTAACTTATCTAATTTCTGATTTCCATACTTTTCGCTATCTGTTTGATACAATGATACTGCTGAATCAAGCATTTGTTGAAGTTTTAGACCAGAGTAATTTGCCCAAGTTTGTGGATCGAATAGTCTTTCTACAATAGACTTACCGCAAGCACGACCATACGAACGTACAGTATCTATTTTAAGTGCTTTAAAAACTTCTTTTATTGGTTTATTCCTACCCTTAAACAAGGTGATACCCTCTTTTACTCCATCTTTGCCTGTGTACAAACACACTATGTGCAGTTGGGGTGTATATTTGAGATTAGAACCGCCATCTTTAAGCCAAGATTCAGGCAATTCTCCATGTAATTCATATATTTCAATATATTTCCCAGGAGTTTTGGCTTTCTTGTCACCCGCAGTTAAGACTTCTTTCTCCTGTACAGCTGATAGAACTGCTAAATCTATTTCATTATCAAACCAGCCTCCTTTCTTCTTCAATAGGTCAGCAACTGTGTAATAATGTTTGATACATATCGGGCCAGCCAGTATGTCAGTTTGGTCACAAAATGCTATTTGTTGCAGTGGAACTAACTCAGGCCTTACACCACTCACATCTTTCAAAAGTGAAAGGTCATAGATTATGGAAGACTCTACTACCTCATCTATCAGGGTATCGAGTTCATACTTTCTAGCCCACTTTGGGTGGAACTTCTTCACAAGAAAAGACTTGTAAGCATGTTGGACACTATTTACAAAAGGTACTATGTCTTTAACGTCAAAACCTTCTGATCTAAATGCAACATCTATTATTGGAGTTACAATGTCTGTGTACATTCTAAGTCCGTCATTCTTGCCACTGTGGAACCAGCCATTAGCTACATTGGTACACCTTTCAATATGTTCAGACATATTCCAGTCTTTACTGTTGGTGAGAGGTATGCGGATTGTCTTGTATGCCGACTCCTCACTTACAATGTAGTCATAAATATTCTTATCCATATTATTTGAAAATCAATTTACTTAGAAACACTTTGCGATAGAGTGCATTTCTAAACACTTGCCTAGCTTGGTGTCCGTAGACAAATTTTTCACAGACTTTATTGTCAGATTTGATAGTCAGCACTACTTTTGTCTTCAAAAATATAGGCTTCACAGACAACAATGCTTCTTCAATATTATCTGTATCTATTTCGTGGACTTGATTATTCAAAAAGATAACCACTTTGTATTTTGCAATGTTGGGAGTAGTTGCTGTTGTATCTATTTCTTGTTTTTTAATTTTCTTAGATGTGTCTTTTGCCATACCTAAGTTCCATCGTGAGTGCTGAGTCTAAAATTGCAAGTGCCGCTAAATGGCAGGATTAGTCTCCTGCTCAGCACCCATTCCTAAGGGGTAAATCTCTCTAAAAGGCGCCCTTGCGTGGTGTATCTGCATGGACAAAGAATCGAGCACGTCATCGTGCAGGCTATGCGGGAAGGCTCTTATTTCGTCTAATAAATCTTGGTTATCTCCAACGAGAAACACACTCCTGCTTTCCCACCTAGGTATAAGACCTCTGATTCTTGTTTCTTTAGCAGTACCTTTGTGTTCAACAGGAGTAATACTAAAAAATTTCTGTCTCTTGCGCATTTCATCGTCTAAAAATGGTTGTATTGCAATCGTAAATGTTGTCTTTTCAAGCCCTATAAAGGTTGGCTTGTACTTCTCATTTAAGAAAAATAAATGGTCTATCAACTCTTTACTATTTACTTTTAAGCGATAGGTCTGTATGTACCACTTATTGTCAACCGATACTTTGTTTATTGTTATACCTGTGAAGTCTGCACTCTCATTTTTACTCACAGCCGAGTCTATGGTGATATAACAATTAGTCTCTTTTTGGTTTACTTCTTCTAAAGTTATATGTTGGATAAACTCTTTTTTAAATTCGCTCATTGCATCATCGACAGGCTTATTCATAAACTCATAGGAAAATACATAAGACCCAAACTGCCTCATCATAGACTCAATGCTTTTCTTTCCAGTTTCTTCCTCTTCTTTGTCTGACAAACAATATTTACTATCCCAAGTTGGTATTCCATTGACTACAATAGGTATATTCCTTAACCTAACCTTAGAATCTTTCAAACTTCTATCTATCAAAAATTGTACATTACCGTGCTCTGTAAGGTAATTAGCAAGATAAATAATTACTCCATTTTCTGCCAATCCGCCCATAGCTTCGGTTATATGGTCCCTGATCTGTAAAGTATGCGCCTTACTTGTTTTAGTATTATTATTCTCAAAATCGTCCAAAAGGAGCAGGTCAGGTCTTTTGTTTAAGTGCAAGCGACCACGGACTGACTCGCCAGTGGAGTGAGCTTCAATACGAATACCGTTTTCAGTGATGAAGTTATTTATCCTATTCTGTTTAACTTCACTGATTCCCCTTTCTTTACTGAATAAAATCCCAAAATCAGCTCGCAATCTAGTGTTATTTGTCAATTCAAATGCAATATCAAAAAGTATTCTCTCTGCATTGTCTTTAGAAAAAGAATCAACATTGATATATTCTCTCTTTTTATAAGCAACAAGCCAAATTAGGTATAATTTAGCCATGGAAGTCTTACCAGCTTCACGAAATGCAATAAGGATAAGTTCTCTGATTTTACACTCAGTAATATCTTGAAAGTCTTGTATGAAATCTTTTTGAAATGGAGCAAGTGAGTATTTAAAATAATGTTGAAAATAATATATTGCAAATAAACCGAATGAAAGCGAGCATAGATATACTCTTTCTTCTTTTGTTCCATGTATTACTTTTTCAAGGGCTGCTTCTGTCATCTTAAATTATCAACGCTTTTAACTTATCTTTCTCTTCTTGAGTTAGTAAGTTATCGGATACTTCAGCTTTAATGTCTCTTTTTTCGGGTGCATAACTACCCTTTAACTTATAAGCCATATCGAGTGCTTTTGATACTGCCTGTACATCAATCTCTCCAGTCTCTACAATCTCAATCTCACCTGTAGTTACATTATTCTTTTGCCTCACCTCTTTCTTATTTAAAAGCTCTAAATGTTTTTGTGCTAGAAGCTCGTCTGGCAAAGCATCTTGTATTGCTTTTTGTATCTTAGGTTTCTTTAAGTTTTCAGATGCTATAGCCCCTGCGGTATTATAGTCCTCAGTATCGTAAACTTCTAAAGCAGTTTTCACTCCATTTCCATCATTTTTTATATAGTTTTTAACAAACTTTTGTTCTTTAATTGTCAATCTTTCCTTTCTTTTCATGTAATCTACCTTCAGAAATTTCTTTAAAATCTTTAATAATACCTAAACGAAGCATCTCCCAAGGGCAGTGTGTTTGCCAATCAAACTTCCTTACAAACAGACCTTTGCAAGTCTGGAGTCGACAGTCACACACACACATCTCAGCGTGTTCTCCTGATTTCTTTCTCTTTCTTAATTCCCAAGTAGTAGCGATCTTAGAGAATGCACCACCACCTTTGATGGATTTAGGTATTATCATTTCAAAGAACTTTCCAACAGCTTTACCTGTTGTGTTCCAAGTAGCCGATGCACATAACTTAATATGTGACTGTCGTACTACCCAGAACACACAAGGCAAATAATTCAAAATCTAATCCAATAACGCCAAAAGTATTACAAAAGGCAATGAGAATAGTATTAAAGTGAAAATAAATGGGGATAAAACTATCAATAAAGCAGTGATGAATGGAGATAGAATTATCAATGTTATACAGGAAATTATAAATAATAATACTTGGATAGTCATATTTGATTTTGTAGATATATCAACCACGTCTTAGGTGGTGAGCAGGAGATGCAGGACTCGAACCTACGCTAGTGAGGGCGAATGGTTATTCCGCCGTAGACTCCACTTCTACTTTAAGTATTAGTTTCTTTCAATACTTTTTGTCTCAAAATCTCCTACCCACAATCCAAGAGGATTATGAGCAATTCTCATTTCTACTACTGTTTAGGTAGTAGGTAGATGAGGCAGGATTTGCACCTACATGTTGTACTTGTCTGTTGCTGTACCCCTGAGCCAAGAGTTGCGACCTCTACGCTAGTGTTTACTGTTTTCACCACTCATCTACCCACAACCTAAATTGTGAGCGTTAGGGAAAAAGAACAATTAGTTTTTTAAACTAACTACCTATCCAAGTAGCAGAATCTAGATTATTGTCAAGCTACTTTTTGACCTTATTTTTCAATACTTTTCTGGCTTTTTTGGTTTTGATCGTGTTATTTGCTGACCAAATTTGGTTAAATCGCCTTGTCTTGGCATGTCTTAGTACGATTTTTGCTAACTGGTAATGTCCTTCTCTGATTGCAATATCTACAAACTTCTCAATGTAGTCTGGTATGAATGGTCTGCGGGGCATAAATTAAAAAACTCCTCAACGGAGCTTCTTTGCTAATATCTTTTGTAATGCTGCCAGTTCTTCATAGGTGATATGAATATCGTCTTTATAGCGTTTATCCTGAACTGATAAGACATAACCGTCTTTTTTAGTTCCTGTGAGTTTGATCATAAAATCAAGAATTTTTTAATACTTCAATCTCAAAATCATAGAGATATGCCCAATCAGCTTTCCCGGAATCCATATAGAGTAGTACATATCTGATCCCCCTATCCACTACAAATTCATACCCAATTACAGTATAAGTTTTATTGTCAGCTTCGATTTTCTCTCCTGTTGGGTATTTAACGTCTAAGATAATTTTCATTTGAAGTATAAAAAGCACCTTTCAGTGCCTTGTTAGTTTTAGTCGACTTTTATTTGATTATAATGTTTGAGTATCTAGGAGAATTTATAGTTTCCATCATTGTTTCAAATGGAGTTTTGCCACTTACTGCCATCTTAAATATAGCTGGTGAGCAGCCACTTACCAGAGATACATTACCCTCATTTGCTCTCACTGGTAAATTAGAACCACTTGCGTTTATATTCCAGAATACTATGCTAGGAAGTGTAAAACCTCTATTCTCATATTCTCTTTTGAAGTACTGGAAATTAGTCTCTCCAGTAACAGCTTGATCGAATTCCATATCAGAAATAATGTAGAGGACTTCTGGCATTTCTTCTTTTAGAATATTATTTTGTATAGCTGTATTGAGTATTAGATCAAACACTGCACTAATATTAGTATTGGCAATATCACCCAATTGTATGCTATTCATCTTCTCCTTTAAAGTACTACCTTTAATACTGTGCAATTTTGGTACAGCTGAGAAAGATATAAAATGATTGTGAAAAATCCCTTTATTTCTTTCTGCAAAGTAAAGTGCCAGCGATACTGATACTGACATAGGAGTCCCAGTCATTGATCCAGATGTGTCTGCTACTACTAAGGCATTTTTATCTGACGTATAATCTGGCAATGATTTCCAAAGGGCTTCTAGCGCTTCTGAATAATTTGTCTGGACACTGTTATATATCTGGTATGGATACAGTGTACTCGCATTAATTTTGCTTTTACCTTCTAAAACACTCTGGATGTGTGAGGTATAACGCTCGGGATCTCTCTTCTGGAAAGCATTTTTATATATTCTATTTGCTTGACTCGGTACTGACGGGTAGTGAATCTCAGACCATTTATTAGCAGCCATCTTTTCTTCTACGGTGGCAATCTTCTCTCTGATAGTTCTGATTGTTTTTCTATATTGTACCTCTGTCATTCCTAATAACTTAGCAAAGTGTTTTGCTTTAGCTTTAGTGGTAGAGGAAGATGCATTGATGGTTGGCATCCACTTTGCAAGAAGTGATGGAGAATCAGATTTTAAATCATTCTCGAGTTGTTTCTTGATCATTTCCAATGCTTTCGGATGGTCAAAGAACATATCATCCCACCTTCCGTATTCTGGGATCATATTTATGATCTGAGTAAATACTTCTGGGTATTCTTCTCCTATCCATTCTAAGCAATTTCTGAAAAGCAACCTTTCTCCTTGACCACCTCGTACATCTCTTAAGTAGAAGAGGATTCTAATAGCTTTCTCTTTATCTTCTATGAATGCTGCCTTGAATAGATCTAAGGCTTCTTTACTCTTGCTTCTCATCGCTCCAGCTTGAGCGAAAAAGTCTAGGAGGGCACTTTCAGTCCTCGTAAATGTTAGTGCACCATTCTGAGTGGAGCCGTATGAGGTGTTTAGGTGTAGTGCATTTAATAAAGAACTGGCTTTTTTAGTGCCAGTAATCTTATTTATATTTATCATATATTTTTCAAGATTCTTAAGTTTTAACTTGTAATCTCCAAATGATTAGGTTTTTTGTTTGCTGTGAGAACCTTAAAAGATATACGATAGCAAGATTGTTGTTTTAACATTTACAATTAACAGTTGTATGTTTATTTTGCTGTTCCAATCTTATATATAAGTATATCACTTATGATTCCCAAGTCAATTTTTTAATTTGTTAATTTCCCCAAAAGTATTCTGGTTGTTTTGGTTCTGCTTTTGGCAGTACTTTCTCTAAGATACTTTGCAGGTCTCCTGAAATGACTGTTTTATCCTCAAAGACTACAAACGGAAAGCCCATACCTCCTATTTGCCTTGCTAGTCTGAGTGCTTGTGGATTATCTGATATATTTTCAGCTTCAAAGGGTATATTGTGTTCAGTCAGTATCTTTTTGAGGTCGTCACATTTTGGACAGTTAGTTTTGGTGTAGATTGTGAGCATAGTGTTTGATTATACATTATTTAGTGTTTTGATGATTACTTGCTTAGATACTTCAAAACAACTGGTTCCAGTTTCATTTCTAATATTTGTTTTACCACCTCCTTGTTTCTAGCTTTATACCCTTTATCAAAGCACTCGCAGATGTGCGCTCCATCATTAAATGGACAAATGTGTCTTTTTAGTGCTGGATATTTCTTTTTTTCTTTCATACCATTCTTTTGTGGTGTTTTTAGTTTCATAAAGTCATAAGATTATTTTTTAGTAAATATATAAGCATTTTACAGCGTGCATCTGTTTCGGTTTCTGCTTCTTCGTTTCTCCCAATAGTTGCTCTATTTTCCCTAAGTATTTGCTCTTCTGTTGTTTCTCCCCACCATCTACAAACCCACTTTTCTTTTTCTTTTATAGAATATGCGTGACTTGGCAACATTTCTCCCAGCTCTGCTACTGTATATGCTGGGTAATGCTTTGGCTCTAGCTGGTCAATCCTATGTGTAATTTCCCACCTATGTTCCCAGTGGTATGCTTTCCAATTATGCCAGAAGTAACTTTTGGGTGGTGTAATACATTTTTCTTTCATTACTTCTGCAAGCTCTTTGGCTAGGTCTAGGCTGATTACTTGGTTTTCTAGTGGCATATAGTAATAATGCTGTTAAAGTAGGTTACTAATGCAACAGAAAATGCTACAGATATACACATTATAAGCATGAGTATGAGTGTTTTTTGGTATTCTTGCATATACTATTTAATGAGATTATAATTTTCGTAGATATTGCCGACAATTTCCTTCTTACCAGCATTAAGTTTATACCCCTCTCTGTCATATGCTGCAAAATCTTGTTCGGTAGCACCAGCTAACATAAATGCGCCCCTTGTGTTGACCCAATTAACAACAAAAAGTTTTCCATATGGTAGATTTGCTTTTATAATATCCCCTCCATATATCTCCCTTCCGTATTTATCTTTAATGCCTGTGTACAATGAGAAAGTCCAGTGCTCTGGATTTGTAAAAGATACTTTGCCACGTATTAAATCCTCGAGGGTAAAATATACTGGGTCAACCCAATAATTGTACCCTGCTCTTGCTTCTTTATTTAGTATTGCTCTAAACTTTATTTCTTGCATATATATTTTATTTAATTAAGTTATAAACAAACTCACAGAACTCATCTGATTGATTTAGTATGTTGTCTTGGGAGAGGTTGTACTCAGCTTCCTTTTCTTTATAAGTAATTTTTACCACATCATTTCCACAGAGCAATAGCTCCATATAACCGAATATATCTTTTTTGTATTTTATATTTAGTGCCTTCAAAACATCTGCAAGTCTGATTGGTTGACC